CTGTTGTACCTACATAAACTCCTGATGTTCCATAATCATCTGCTAATACTGATTGAGAAACAGGTCCATCGGTCATTAAAGGCCAATGTATAGATTTAGATGTAATTTGTTGTCCAATTGGTTCATCAAATATTGCGTATCCATCTAATGCTTTATAAACACCACTTTCAACATGCGAACTTGTTAGGAATGTAGAACCTGATTGGTATCTAAAATATCCATCAGTTTTAAAATACTTTACATTTGAACTATTTGCAGCTGCAGGGTCTGTAAGTGTTGAATTTAGAATACGGCTTACATCAAAGATACCAACATCACTTGCGTTTGGATATTTTACTAATGTGTAATTTGGTATTGAACCTGAATTTGATGGTGTTCCATTCCAATAATAAAGGTCTAAATAGTATTGGAAAGAAGCAGATGTATATACCAACCCACTCTCCGAAAGAGTGAATATAGTTGGTGATTGTGCTAATGAACACGATGCTGGAAGTTGAGTTATACTAAGGGCCATCTATAATCTTTTTATATTTTAACCTTTTCAAACCGAAAAGTATTTGATGGTTATCGGGCTGCTCTCTCTGAAGCTAAACTTCGGAATGCTCTTTTTAAACCTATTTCTATTACAGGTATAAAATCTTTTTCTACATATCCACCAATATATGCATCTATTGTTTTCTTTAATAAGGGGTCTTTTGATGATTCTTCAGCAAATGGTCTTGGATTACCAGCACCAACGCCTGTACCATTACCCCACTCTACCCATCTACCATAGGTAGTTGGCTTACCTGTTTTAGCACCTGGTATATCTGGTGCAAATTGTAAGGATAATGTAAAGGAAGTTTGTGGTAGGTTATAGCTTGTTACACTTGCAGCCTGTTGCTGCGTAATCATATTAGAAGGTGTATTGAAAGACTGAATATTTTTATACAGGTCACCTGTTTTAAAAACAGGTTTCCAATTCCCACTTATCATATATAAGTTAGCTAGGGATTGGTACGTTTTTGCTACATCTTCTAATGTTTTCATTAACAATCAGTTTGTACTCCTTTAATTTCTAAAGCGTTTCCAGCTAAAACAACACCTGTATCACAATAGTTTGATTGGTTGAATGCTTCTAATTCAAATGTACAAACCCATCCAGCTAAACCATTTGGCATTTCGTTTTTAAATGCTACTGCGTTAGGTTCTGAAGTAAATTCAAATGCGTTTACACCTCTATCAGTATAAGATAGTAAATCGTTTAATATAGCTAGTGTATTGGCATGTATATCAAATGTATCATCCGTACCATAGAAAGGAACATCTTGCTGATTATATACTCCAATACTTTCATTGTTCTTATCCTTAGCTTTATCAGCAATAGTTAATTGAACTTGAAATTTAATTACTTTCTCACCAAAACGAGCAGTTGTAATTAGAATGTTACCCAATGGATATTGAGGAAATTCATCATCATCTAAACCAAAATCATCACCATAACTTACTCTTTGAATAGAGGGATGGTTCTTCATTATTGTTTTGAAGTAATTTACTATATTGTAATAGAGTACATAATTTGTACCAATATTATTTACTACGTTACCCATAAGTTATTATAGATTTATTCCTCCGAAATAAGCATTGCCCATATCAGGAAAGATTTGAGTTTGATTACCAACTGATTCCAAATATTCAGGTATTTGATTAGAATATGAAATCAAATAGTTCTGCATTCTTGTAGCGTAGTAATCAGCATTATTCATAGCTTTTTGTAAAAGGTAATCTACATCGTTTTTAGTTACCGATTTTGCTGTTTCTGTCTCATGTCTTACTGCACCTTCACTTTTGAATTGTACACTACTGAATGGGATGTATTCAACACATGCGTACCATATTAGAGTAGGCTTGATATGTTCTTTCATTAAGTCCTGATAAGCAGGTCCTAATGTATTGAAAGTTCCATTTGCAATAACCAATTGAAGCTTATCAAACAATACCGTTCCTAATAAATTTAGAATGTATTTGTCCTGTGCGGTTCTTACAAAGTTTAATAATCTATCCGCATCAATAGAACCTTGAAGTGGAGTGTTTTTGATTATATCGTTTCTTGTTATAAATAAAGCGTATGCCATATCAATTATTTTTTATATGTTTCAAAGTTCTTAGAAAAATTAGGATTAGATTTTGAATAATCCATAAGAGTTTCAGTTTGTATATTAGGGTCTACTGATGATGGATTATCTTCTACTTCCGCAGGATTTTCTCCTTCCTCATTAATATCGTTCTGAACTTCTTCAATACTTTGTCCTGTTTCTTCTGCAGTTTCAGATAGAATTACCAATGGAGTTAATTGCTCAAAATATAATTCAGTATCATCAAATCCACCTACACTTAAAGCCTCTGATAAGAAGTTTATGATTAGGTTTTGGAATGGATTAATCGTCATCGTTTGTAAGATTGAGTAAGCTGTTTTCATTTCCTCTGATTGAGAACTAAATCCATTAGCTACAGTTCTGATACCAAATAGAAGTGGAGATGTTACTCTATGTCCAACTAAGATTCTATCCTGTGCGTATTCAGCAACGTATTTGTATTTGTCATGCAGATTATCAGTAGAGATAATATCAATTGTTGGTTTTCTTTCTGGGTCATCGTTAAATGAAATCATAAATCTACCAGCGTTTCTAGTGCCTGTAAACTTAGATTCAATCAAATCCTCAATCGTATCTCTTTCTTCAGGAGCTGGAATACCATTATTCATATTAACCATCACTAATGGTAAGAAACCATTCTCAATATTGTTAAGATGTAAGTTAGATAATTCAGCTTCAGCAAATGAGAATTGTAAAGCAGGAATCCAATCAGGCAATGCGTAATAGTATTTGCCAGGTGAATAGTTTTTAATCCATAAGATTTCCATCTTTTCAGTAGATGTACCGAATGCTGGAATCTTTTTTTTATTTCTTTGTGCTTTATGGTCAGCCCAATCAATACAATAGAAGTAATTTTCAATCTTTGGTTTATCGTATAGTTTCTCAGCTCTAAAGTTTTGTACTGGAGCATGATACATTTTGATTATCTTACTATGGTCATCGTTCCAATAAACTTGAAAACAAGCGTTACCATATAGTTTTAAATCAAAAGCTACTCTTTTAATTTCTTCTTGCGGTATTAACTTACCTAAAGTTTCTTCAAATCCTTTGTTTTTAGTGTACAATCCTTTACCATATACTAAATCAGCAATACCCTCAATACAAGCTGCATTGGTTGTTGAATTATTATATGCATCTATTACGTTTTGGAAGAAATCATCAGGTCCAATAACGCCTACCGGCACCCATTGGTATCTTGTCTTTGTATCTTCCGTTATAACTGGGATGTCTTGTTGTGTAAGATTAACTACACTAAAGTTTTGATTTATTTTCATATTAATCTAGAATTATATATTCATTATCTGTCACGTTACTAACATACACATCTTCTAATGGTATTTGATTAACGTAATTTGTTTTATCCAATGATTGAGATGTAAATACATTTATACTACCATGCCATATTGAGCATGTTGTATCTGAAATGTACGCTCTATATTCACTTCCAACACTAGCAGATACTAATGTAGGTACTTGTGATGCTGTAAATGATAGTTTACTTTCGTAAGAATCATATTTGTAATTTGATAACGATTTCGATGTATTCGTTAAAGTTATCATATCCTGCAAATATAAAGTAAGGTTTGAACTACCAGTAGGTTGACATCTGAATGTCAATACGTTGCTTCCTGATGAGTAGTATGTTATCATTATCTTGTCTTTATGTTTATAATTTAACAATTTTACAAACAATTATAGTGATAAGCATAAAAAAGGGTAACACTTAGTGCTACCCTCTTAATTATTTCTTTCTATACTGATTAAGAATTTGTTCCTACTACGATAGTTGGAGGATTGCTTATCGAACCGAATGGGTTACCGAATGTAGAACCAGATACGAATGGAGCTGGGAATTGTTCTTGTCCAGTGAAAGTAATAGAATAACCATAAAGGTCACCTAATGCTCCACCTGTTTGAATAGTACCTGCTGTTACATCTGCACCTTCTCTT